GCTGGAAAAGGTATGGGTTGCGCCACTCGTGGCGGCGGTGCCGTGATGAGCGGTCCTGCAAACAAGATGTTGTCCGAGACCAGCAAGAAAACTGGCCCTGTGATGATGAAAAAAGGTGGCATGGCCAACAAGGGCAACATGAATGAGCACAAGCGCATGGCCATGGGCAAGCCCATCGGCAAAATGGGCGGTGGCATGATGGCCAAGGGCTACAAAAAAGGCGGCATGTGCTAAATGGCCACCTCGGGCACAACCACATTCAACCTGTCGATTGATGACTTAATCGAAGAGGCATTTGAGCGCTGCGGCATGCGGCCGACGAGTGGCTATCAGCTCACGTCGGCACGCCGCTCGCTCAATTTGCTGTTCCTCGATTGGGCCAATCGCGGGCTGAACCTGTGGACCATTGAGCAGGCCACTTACCCGCTGACAGCGGGCATCAATGAAATCTCATTGGACGCATCCGTTGTCAACGTGCTCGAGGCCGTCATTCGCCAAAACAACCAAGGTATCAACACCGACGTTTACATTGAGCGAATCAGCCGTGAAGACTGGCTCAACGTGCCTGACAAAACAACTCAGGCGCGCCCTGCACAGTTTTACGTGCAGCGCACCAATATTCCCAAGGTGTTTTTCTATCCCGCAGCGGATCAGAACTACACCTTCGTGTATTACCGCATCCGTCGCATCCAAGACGCAGGCGCATACACAAACGATGCTGATGTCAACTTCCGCTTCTTGCCCTGTTTGACGTCAGGCCTGGCGTACTACCTGTCGCTCAAGTTCGCTGCTGACCGCGCTTCGGCGCTCAAGGCGATCTACGAGGAGGACTTCCTCCGCGCAGCGATGGAGGATCGAGACACTGCCAGCGTGCAGTTCGTACCGGACCTGGGGGTATGACATGGCCTTTGCGACTGGCAAGTTTTCATACGGACTGTGCGACTACTGCGGACAGCGGTACAAGTACAACACCCTGCGCAAAAACTGGCGCGGATTTATGGTGTGCCCGGACGATTACGAGCCGAAAGAGCCGCAGCTCGAGCCCCTTCGCTACAGAGGGGATGCGATTGCACTGCGCGATCCGCGTCCCGACCGCATCGAGCCTGTGTCCGTCTATGTGGGCGCACCAGGCTTTACCGCATTTCAAAGCTACGGCAGCGTGCAGGGCGGCACTAACATGCAGCCGTATGTGCAGGACCAGGCGCTCATCGCGCAAGGCGTTGTCGGCTCAGTGACTGTGAGTATCACATGACCTACGACGAACTTGTCACCAACATCCGAAACTACACCGAGGTGAACAGCAACGTGTTCACCGCGCCGGTGATCAACACGTTCATCACTATGGCGGAGAACCAGATTCTTCGCGAAATTGACCTGGATGTGTTCAAGCTGGAGGTCACGGGCAACATGACCCAGGGCAACAAGTTCCTGGCCGCCCCTGCTGACCTTTTGACGCACCGCTACATGATTCTGACGCCCGCCAGTGGCGAGCAGATTTTCTTGGACTTCCGCGACACCTCCTTCATGAAGGAGTATTGGGCCAACGGCACCACGCAGGGCACGCCCAAGTACTACTCTGTGTGGGACCAGAACACCTTCTACATTGCACCCACGCCAAACCAGAATTACAGCGTGGAGCTGGGGTACATCTATCGTCCAACACAGCTGTCGTCGACCAATCCGACCACCTGGATCAGCAATAATGCGCCTGAGGCGTTGTTGTACGCATGCCTGATTCAAGCCTACAGCTACACGAAGGGACCTGCTGAAATGATGCAGTACTTCCGTGGGGCTTACAAAGAGGCTATTCAAGGTCTGGGCGCAGAACAACAGGGCCGTCGCCGCCGTGACGAGTATCGTGACGGCATGCTTCGCATACCACTTAAATCGGATTCACCTGGACCATGATGACAGCACCTTTACCCGGGAACGTAGGCAGCGTCTTCGTCGAGACCACGCAAAAGCGTGGCTGGACGCCCGAAGAGCTGGCTGCGCGCGCGGCCGACAAGATCATCTATGTCGGCGATCAGTCGCACCCGGCGGTGCAGGCCCAGGCCAGAGCTTTCAAAGAGAGCGTCAAGCAAGTCGTGGCGTTTTACCTGAGAGAGGCGGTTGAACAGGACCGAGCAACTATCGCCTTGCGCCTGCGCGAGGCAGGTCACCCCGACTTGGTTCATTTGTTAGGAGATTAAAAATGGCATTTTCAGGCAATTACATGTGCACCAGCTTCAAAGTGGAGCTGATGAAAGGTGTACACAACTTCACGACCGGCACGGGCAATGAGTTCAAGCTGGCCCTGTACGACAACAGTGCTTCGTTCACTGCAGCGACGACCGCCTACACGGCCACCAACGAGGTGTCTGCGTCTGGTTCGTACTCTGCTGGCGGCGGCGTGCTGACCAATGTCACGCCCACGTCCAGCGGCACGACTGCGTTCACGGACTTTGCTGACCTGTCGTTCACCAGCGCGACCATCACCGCCTACGGCGCGATGATCTACAACAACACGGCTGCGGGCGACCCATCCGTCTGTATTTTGGACTTTGGCGGTGCAAAGACGTCCACCAGTGGCACGTTCACCATCATCTTCCCGACTGCTGACGCTACAAGCGCCATCATCCGAATCGCCTAACAGGCGGTGATGTGGCAGATGCGACCGTTGCCTTTACTGGCTGGAATGCCTCTGTAGGCTGGGGCCAGTCCACCTGGGGAAACGCTCAACCCGAGCTTCCCCTGGGGACGGGCGCGGTCGGTTCTGTCGCAGTTTCTGCTGATGCCAACGTCACGCTGACGGGGGTCTCGGCAACAGGCTTTGTTGGCCAGGTTACGGTACAGGCCAATGCGGACGTCAATGTCACTGGCGTGGCCGCAACAGGCTCCGTGGGCAGCGTTGCTGTCACTGGCGACGCCAATGTGCTCCCCACGGGAGTCAGCGCAACTGGGGCCATTGGCGACGTCACGATCGCCGCAGACGCCAACGTCAATGTCACGGGCGTCTCAGCCACCGCCTTCCTTGGCCAGGTCACGGTCACCGCCAACGCAGATGTCGATGTCACCGGTGTAAGCGCCACGGGCCAGGTTGGCCAGGTCGCCGTTACCGCCGACGCCAATGTGCAGCTCACGGGAGTGCAGGGCACGATGGCCCTGGGCAACGTCACGGTGGCCGCCAACGCGGACGTGTTCGTCACTGGCGTGCAGGCTATTGGCGAGGTAGGCAGTGTTGACCACCAGGCCGACGCTAATGTTTATGTCACCGGGGTTGCGGCCACGGGTGCCATTGGTGATGTCAGTATTGACGCAAGTGGAAATGTTCCTGTCACAGGTCTACAGGCCACAGGATCGGTTGGCAGTGTCACGGTCGCTGCCAACTCAGATGTCTTCGTCACGGGCGTTTCTGCCCAGGGGCAAGTCGGTTCCGTGCTTGTCTGGGGTGTAGTAGATGACAACCAGACGCCCAACTGGCAAAATGTGGATGATTCACAGTCAGGAAATTGGGTTATTGTCAATGACGGAAACACAGTGACTTGGACCCAGGTCCTAACGTAAAGGAAATAACATGGCAGGAAGCACCTACTCCAGCAACCTCAAGATTGAGCTGATGACCACGGGTGAGAACTCGGGCACTTGGGGCGACATCACAAACACGAACTTGGGCACAGCCCTTGAGCAGGCTATCGTCGGCTACGGCAATCCTGATTACGTTTCTGATGCCAACCTGACCATTAGTATCACCAACAGCAACGCGGCTCAAGCAGCGCGCGCCCTGGTGCTGAATGTGACCTCGGTGTTTGGATCGCTGACCGCGACTCGCGAGCTGGTGGTTCCCACAATCCAGAAGCAGTACATCGTCCAGAACAACACGACTGGTGGCCAAAGCATCACCGTGAAGACCTCTGCCGGTACTGGTATCACTGTTCCCAACGGTCGCAAGGCGCACCTGTATGTGGACGGCACGAACGTCATCCAGATGTTTGACTTCGTCGACATCAACGGCGGCACGATCGACGGTACAGCCATTGGTGGCTCTTCTGCAGCGGCCGGTGCGTTCACCACGCTGGCAGCTTCTGGCGCGACCACGCTGAACGGTGCAGTGACCCTGGGCGACGCAGCTGGTGACAACATCACCTTCAACGGAACTGTCACCTCTCACCTGCTGTTCACCGACAACACCTACGACATTGGCGCGTCGGGTGCGACACGTCCTCGCAACCTGTTCCTGGCCGGCGCTGCCACCATTGGCGGCAACCTGTCTGTTGGCGGCACGTTGACCTTGACCGGTGGCGTGAACCTGAACGGCAACGTGACCGTGGGCGACAGCGCTGCAGACACGCTGACCATCAACAGTACGATCACCAGCAACCTGCTGTTCACCGACAACACCTACGACATTGGCGCGTCGGGTGCGACACGTCCTCGCAACCTGTTCCTGGCCGGCAACATCACCGCTGGCGGCAATCAGACGCTGACCGGCACGCTGACCGTGGACAGCACGACTGACTCCAGCAGCACGACCACTGGCTCCATCCAGACGGACGGCGGCGTTGGCATCGCCAAGAAGTTGTTCGTCGGCCTGGACGCCAACATCTACGGACTCACCGTAGGCCGTGGCGCAGGTGCTGTGTCCACCAACACTGCGGTGGGCGCGAGTGCGTTGGCGGCTAATACGACAGGTGCGGCAAACACGGCGGTTGGCAACCAAGCGGGGTATACAAACACCACTGGAAACTACAACTCCTCGTTTGGTCATTTTGCAAATAAGCTCAACACAGGTTCTCTGAATTCTGCCTTTGGAGCGCTTGCGTTTGCATCCAGTGGAGCGGGCCAGTACAACTCTGCTTTTGGCTACACCGCGCTTAACGGAAATACAAGCGGTAATGCAAACACAGCTTTTGGTGGGGGTGACGGAGCAACATACAACGGCGCTCTTGGCGTAAACACGACTGGCTCAAACAACGTGGCTGTCGGTAACGGTGCACTCCAAGCCAACACCACCGCTTCTAACAACACGGCAGTGGGTTATCAGGCTGGGTATAGCAACACAACCGGAACAAATAACACCGCTGTCGGTGCGGGCTCCCTGTACACAAACACCACCGCGATCCATAACACGGCGCTTGGCTATTACACGCTCCGAAACACAACTGGTGCTGGTAACACGGCACTCGGAAGTCAAGCTGGCTTCAACAACACCACTGGTTACGACAACGTGTTTGTTGGTGCGCAAGCCACCGGCTACGCCGCAGGCCTTGCAAACACAGCCGGTTACCAGAACGTGTTTATTGGATCGTATTCTGGTTATCAAAACACCACAGGGTATTCAAACGTGGCCGTTGGCTGGGGGTCTCTTGCAAGCAATGTGACTTCATACGGAAACATTGGAATTGGCCTTAATGCTGGGAGGTCTAACACCAACAGTGGTGGGGTCACTGCTGTCGGTTACCAGTCTGCATATTCAAACACCACAGGGTCTATTGATGCCTTTGGTTTCGAGGCTGGGTACGCAAACACCACCGGCGGCAACAACGTGGCTATTGGCCTGTACTCGCTACGAGCCAACACCACTGGATCAAACCTGACTGCGATTGGCAACGGCGCTCTTTACAGCAATACCACTGCATCGAGCAATGTGGCGGTTGGTTATCGTTCCGCGTACAGCACAACCACTGGCAACAACAACACTTCTGTTGGGCCATCTTCGTTGTACACAAACACCACTGGCTCGTACAACGTGGCCATGGGCAACTCGGCTTTGTTTTCGAACATTGATGGCGTGAACAACACCGCCATTGGTGGCGGCGGAGTCATGTACAGCAATACGTCTGGTTCTAGCAACTCGGCGTATGGTTTTGAGGCATTGTTTTACAACACCACAGGGGCAAGCAATACGGCGATTGGCACACAGTCACTTCGCTCCAACACCACCGCATCTAACAACACTGCTGTTGGTTATCGGGCCGCATACAGCACAACCTCTGGGTATGGGCTTACCGCGATTGGTAACACCGCACTTTACAACGTCACCACGGGCACTCGCCACACGGCTGTTGGCTTTGAAGCTGGATACAGCATTGCGGGAGGCGATCCAAGCAACGGTGCCTTGGTCGCTGTGGGCTATCAAGCCGCTCGCTCATACACCGCTACGGGTACTGGCTCAGAGTTTTATGGTTCTGTCCACGTTGGTAGCTATGCGGGGTATACAAACACCTCTGGTCAGGGCAACGTAAGCGTCGGTGGCTTTGCATTCTTCTCTAACACCACCGGCAACTCAAACACTGCCGTTGGTAGTGGTTCGCTGTATAACAACACCACTGGTGGAAACAATACCGCCCTTGGTTACCAAGCGTTGTCCAACAGCTCCACAGGAAGTCAAAACACGGCCATTGGTGTGGCCGCTTTGACAAGCAACACCACCGCCTCCTACAACACGGCTGTTGGATTCCAAGCGCTTCAAGCCAATACAACAGGTACAGAGAACACTGCTCTCGGACGAGTTGCAGGTTTTACAAACACCACGGGGAGTTACAACGCCTTTTTAGGCCACGACTCGGGATACAACGCCACAGGTTCATACAACACGTTTGTTGGGCATTTGGCTGGATATAACGTCACCACGGGTGCTAAGAACACCATCCTTGGTCGCTACAACGGCAATCAAGGTAGCCTCGACATCCGCACTGCCAGCAACTACATCGTGCTGTCTGATGGGGATGGGAATCCACGGCTATATTCCAACGGAAATGGGCATTGGGGCGCTGGAGTTGCGCCAGACGGAGTTGGTGGAGCGGGGGCGGCTCGTTTCTCCGCTCTTGACACCTCAAGTGGGCAGTTTGCGGCGGCATTTTCTGGTTGGTACGGCGTTGGCATCAATGCTATTACAAACACTGGCGACTTGATGTACTTCTATTACAACGGCGGCGGTAGCCCTGTTGGTCGCATTTCAACAAACGGCTCCACCACAACTTACGGCACATCTTCTGATGCTCGACTGAAAATTGACAAAGGTATTGCCACTGACACATCTGTCATTGACGCAACTGAAGTCCATGACTTTGAGTGGAAAACAAACGGTCAATCAGATAGGGGTGTATTTGCTCAAGATGCCCATAAAGTCAAGCCTTCAGCAGTAATTGTGGGCGATGACGAAGTAGACAGTAATGGCGACCTCAAGCACCCTTGGGGCGTTGATTACTCTGTGTACGTTCCAGACATAATTGTCTATTGCCAACAACTTCGTAAAGAACTCGACTCGGTGAAAGCCGAACTTGCAACTCTGAAAGGAAACTGAAAATGACAACCTTCACCACCACCATCAACGCGATGTACACCCTCGACACTCCCGATCCTGGGTTCGTGGTCAACGTCTTGTGGACTGTGACCGGCGTAGATGGCAGCAACACTGCTTCTATCGACGGCAACAGCACCTTCACCGTGCAAGAGGGCACGTTCACCCCTTACGACCAACTGACTCAAGCCCAGGTCATTGGCTGGATTCCTGAGCAGGAAATCGCCAGCGCACAAGCCTGTGTGCAGGGTCAGATTGATTCCATGATCACACCCCCTGTGTCGCCACAAAACACGCCACTGCCCTGGGCTACGGCATAATGTTTATGGGGTTTCATCGCTGCCCCATTTCAGCGATGCTTTGGAGAAAAATCCATGAATGATGAAGTCAAAATCAGCCTGCAACTCGTGAACGGCATCCTGCAATACCTGGGTACTCGCCCCTACGGCGAAGTGTTCCAGATCGTCAATGCCATCCATGGTGAAGTGCAGCCCCAAATCCCAATGCCCGAGATGGCAAAGACCGATGAAGCTGCAAAGCCCGTCACGGACGCTGCCTGACGGCAGCATCGAGCCCGCACACACCGTAGAAGTCTACTGCGGTGCGTGCGGCTACGACCTGGATCAGTCCGAAATCGACGCAGACACCTGCGCCGATTGCGGCCAACCACTGAACTTGCAACAGTCAGTGGCGATCGAGATCACGACGGTCCCTGCTGCATCGGGAGCGACTATGTAAGGAACAGAGATGAATTGGTCAGACGCACTCAAAGCGGTTATCCCCATCGTGGTCATGTCCCTGGCATGGCTGCTAGGTCAAGTCAACAGCTTTTCTGAGCGCCTGACCAAGATCGAAGGCCAAATGCCGGCCTTGATCACCAAAGAGGGCGTCCCTACGGACAGCCCTATCTCTGCCGAGCGCAGGGCACTTCAAAAAGAGCAGTTGATGACCCACATCAACGAGCTGCAAGTCAAAGTCAGGCTCCTCGAAGAGCGTGAAAAACTGGGGAAAAAATAATGATCCCAGCACTTCTTGCACCCCTCCTGTCCCAGGGCCTGAGCCTGATTGGCAATGCCGTCATGGCCAAGGGCAAAGACTGGGTTGAGGAAAAGACCGGCGTCAAGCTCGAGCCCAACATGTCCGACAAGGACCTTCTCACACTCAAGCAGTATGAGATGGACCACGAGGAAGAGCTGCTGCGCCTTCGCATCGAGGACAACAAGCTCGACCTGGAAGCCTTCAAGGAAGAGGTCAAAGACCGCGACAGCGCCCGCGAGCGCGATGTCGAGTTTATCAAGCGCGGCATGACCAACAACCGCGCCAACCTGATGTTCTTCCTGGCTGTTGTGATGGTCGGCGCAATGGTCTGGATTGTCTGGAAAGACCAGAGCATCAACGAATACGTCAAAGGCATCTTCACCCTGGTCCTGGGCCGCTTCCTGGGCTATCTGGACAACATCTACTCCTTCGAGTTTGGCACCACACGCGGCTCCAAAGAGAAGGATGAGACCATCAAACAGCTGACGAATGGAGGCACCAAATGAGCCTGGTCCGTGAGCAATGTGCCTTTCTGCGCGACGTTGGCAAACTGGTCGAGTTCGCCTGCTCTCAGGGTTTCCTGGTGACCGCCGGCGAGCTCTACCGCACCCCCGAGCAGCAGCAGATTTACGTCAAGACCGGCCGCAGCCAGACGATGAATTCGCTGCACTTGAAGCGCCTGGCGGTGGACTTCAACTTCTTCCTGGACGGCAAGTTGGTCTACGACAAGAAGGTCCTGGCCCCGCTTGGCGCTTACTGGGAATCGCTGCATCCGCTCAATTCTTGGGGCGGAAATGGCATCAAATTGGTCGACACGCCGCACTTCAGCCGAGGTGATGGCAAGCCTGAATGGAGACGTGTAACATGAAAAATACCCCCGTATGGGACAAAAAGCGCCCCAAGAACCTGGGAAAACCCAAGGCTTTGACGCCTGCAAAGAAGGCTGCCGCCAAGCGCGCAGCCAAGAAAGCTGGCCGTCCGTACCCCAATTTGGTCGACAACATGCGCGCTGCAAAGGGCTGATATGGCACTCTTGAGACTGTTCCTCAAGCCAGGTGTTGACAAGCAGAACACCGAATACGGCGCTGAAGGCGGCTGGGTGGACAGCGACTACGTGCGCTTTCGCTATGGCCTGCCCGAGAAGATGGGCGGCTGGACGCAATTCGGCAACACGCAGGTGAATTTTGTCGGCTCTGTCAGCGACATCTTCACCTGGAACGGTCTGGATGGCTCGCCCTACGCGGCCCTCGGAACAAACCGCAAGGTCTATGTGTTCTACGGCGGTGCGTGGGCCGACATCACACCTATTCGAGCCACTGGTGCGTGCACCTTCACCACCACCAATGGCAGCACGACAGTGGTTGTCAACGACGCGGCTCACGGGGCCGTGGAAGGCGACTTTGTCACATTCAGCAGCGTCACAGGCAATCCTGGAGGTATTCCGAATGCTGATCTTACAAATGAGTTTGAGATTCAAGCAGTACTTAGTGATGGCACATACACCATCCTCTCACCGACCCAAGCGACCTCAACGGCAGCAGCGGCCGGCGCGGCCACAGCGACCTACCAGATCAACGTCGGAAGCGACATCAGCTTTGTGGACTTTGGCTGGGGCACTGGCACTTGGGGCTTGAGCACCTGGGGCACGCCCCGTCCTGCTTCAGCCTCATTGTCCTTGTACTCCAGGGTCTGGCAGTTTGACAACTACGGCCAGGTCCTCATCTTGCAACTGGTGGATGGCGGCATCTACGAGTGGGACCCAACCTCGGGCATTGGAACGCGGGCCACGGCCATTGCAGGCGCGCCCACCAAGAGCAAATTTGCACTGGTCTCCACTCCCGACAGGCACTTGATTTGCTTTGGCACTGAGTCCACGCTTGGCGATCCAAGCACCCAGGACCCGATGTATGTGCGCTTCTCCGACCAGGAAGACATTGGCGACTTTGTGGCCACTGCAACCAACACGGCTGGTGGACAACGGCTCACGGACGGAAACGAAATTGTCTCAGCACTGCGTTCACGCGGTCAGATTTTGATCTGGACAGACACGTCAATTCATGGCCAGCAGTATCTTGGGCCGCCGTATACCTTTGGTTTCCAGCAGCTGGGTGCCAACTGCGGCATCATTGGTCCCCACGCGTCTGCTGACGTGAATGGTGTGGCGTACTGGATGAGCAAGGACGCGTTCTTTGTGTTTGACGGCTCTGTCAAGAAGATTCCTTGCACTGTGCAGGACTACGTCTTTGAGGACTTGAACATTGCACAGGCCACTGCCGTAAACGTGGGTATCAACACCCAGTTCAACGAGGTGACGTGGTTCTATCCGTCTCTGAGCAGCGACTACATCAACCGCTTTGTGACGTACAACTACATGGAAAACGTGTGGTCTATCGGCTCCATGGCGCGCACTGCATGGACAGATATTGGTACGTTTGAGAAACCCTTGGCGGCAAAGTACGACCCGCTGGACACCGAGGCCACTATCACCACAATCTATGGTCTCACAGCAGGCCGCAGCCACTTGTACAACCAAGAGGACGGTGTGGACGCCAATGGCGAGGCAATTGACGCCTATGTGTACTCTGGCTACTTTGACATCGGTGACGGTGACCAGATGATGCTGATGCAGAAGTTCATCCCCGACTTCAAGCGCCAGGTCGGCGGCATTGTTGTGCACCTGCGTTTGCGCCCCTATCCACAGGCTTCTGCTGTGCCGAGTTCCTTGGACCCTTATCCAATCACACCAACAACGCAGTTTGTCAGCACGCGTGCGCGCGGTCGCCAGATTCAGTTGCGTATCGAGAGCGATGAGTTGGGCGGCTGGTGGCGCTTTGGAACCATGCGCGTTGACATCCAGCCGGACGGCATGCGATGAGCAAAATCAACAACGTCCGTCTGCCCAACGCGTCGCCGTCGGGCTACGATCCAGCGCAGTTCAACCAGCTGGTGCGTTCGCTTGAGCAAATTGTTTTTCAGCTGAACAACACCTACACGCCCACCACCAGCGACAACGTCAACCAGGCGGTGTCGTTCTACGAGGGCGGCGGCAACAATGCAGCGGTGAACGTGGGACAGAACACACTGCTGCCAAACGGCTCGTTCTACAGCACGGTTAGTCAGTATGCGGCGGTCATCAACACGGCCTACGCCGTGACGTTTAGCAACACGGTGACTGCTTACGCAACATACGTAGGAACACCTACCTCGCGTGTTTATGTTGACGTGGCGGGCGTCTACAACTTTGAGTTTTCCTTGCAGCTGGACAAGACATCGGGGTCTAGTGGAAACATTTGGATATGGCCCAGGGTCAATGGTACTGACATCCCAAACAGTGCAACAAGGCTTGCTATTCAAGGTACTTCAGCTGAGGTCGTAGCAGCGTGGAACTTCCTGTTGGACGTCAATGCGGGGGATTATTTTGAGTTGATGTGGGCAGTGGATGACATCAATACCCATATTTCAGCTGAGGCGGCCACTGCGTTTTGCCCAGCGATTCCGTCAGCGATTTTGACGGCAACCTACGAATCCGCATTGAGGTAATCATGGCCAATAAATATTTTCGAAAAGCGCTGATCCCAAGTGCTGCCACAGAGACAACGATCTACACCGTTCCTGAAGGGAACATGACAATCGCAAAGTCGCTGCGCATCACCAATGTCAACGCATCACGGGCCTTGATCACTGTGTCGCAATACGACGAAGGTGCGGGCTCAGAACATTTCCTGTTGAAGTCGTACATCCTGGCTCCAAACGCCACGATTGACGTTTTCAACGGCGTTCCCCTGGTGTTGCAAGGCCTGGATACCCTACGGGTCGAGGCCAGCGTCACCACTGTGCACTTTTATCTGTCCTATCTTGAGATTGATAGAGCGTAATGAGTGGACAAAACTTGACTTTTTGTTGGATAATTTCAGCCATTAACGCGTCCTTTCCCGGCGCGCAGCCCACCATGAGGCTCTTGGCAAAAATTGGAAAGGACTACCATGGCAAATGAAGGAATCATGGCCCTGCCTCAAGGCATGGGCATGCAGGGCGAAGAAGCCCAACAACCGACCGTCACGAGCGCTGACTCGTATGACGCCGCGCAAACTGCGCTTGGCATGGTCAACCCTGGCGAGCAGGCCGCTCTGAAGGAAGCCATTCGCCAAAACATCGGTGACCTTCAACTCACGCCTGAGCAGATCGACCTGCTCATCCAGATTTTTGAGTACGTCAGCCAAAACCCTGGCGACTACAAGAACCTCTTGCAAAAGATGCTCGAGGCAGGTGCCCTGGACGAAGGGGACATGCCCGAAGAATACGACCCTGAGTTCATCGGTGCGATGCTTGCAGTGCTCAATGAGATGCAGCAAATGCAAGGCGCTGGTGCTCAGGAGCCGATGGACCTGTCTCCTGTTGTCGAAGGCCTGCAACCAATGGCCATGGCCCAGGGCGGCTTGGCAGATGTCGGCCAGTACCTTGCAGCCAAGGGTCGCGGTGGCGACAGTATCTTGGCACACATCACTCCCGAAGAAGCCGAGATGCTCAAGCGTCGCGGCGGCTCCGGCACGATCAACCCGGCCACCGGCCTGCCTGAGTTCAAGGGCGGCGTTGTGGGCAAGGTGGTTGGCGCGGTCAAGTCCGTGGTCAAGTCCGTCACCAGCGTCGTTAAGAAAGTGCTCCAGAGTCCTGTTGGACGTGTCTTGGGCACCATTGCACTGGCCACGGTCCTCGGACCAGCAGGCGTGGGCCTGTCCATGGGCACGGCCGCTGGCCTGGCTGGCGCAGGCACGACCCTTATGGCTGGTGGCTCCATCAAGGAGGCTTTGATCTCCGGTGCGATGGGCACATCGGCGGTGGCGGCACGATCATGGGCGCAAGCCCTGTTGCCTCTCTTGGCCAATACTTGCCAGGTGCAGCTGGTGGTGCGTTGAACACAGGCCTGTCCACAGGCTTGATCGGCGCAGGCATTGGCAAACTGGGCGGCATGAGCACCCAAGACGCCTTGAGAATGGGCCTGACTTCCGGTGCGACCGCTGCCGCTCTCCAGGGCTTGAAAAACAACACCACGCTGATGGACAAGGGCGTAACGCGAGAGGACCTTGTCAACCAAGCCCGTGCCGAGGGCACCCCCGCTCAAGGTACTGGGCGTTTCACCGGTATCAACGAGGCCGGCCCTGCGGGACAAATTGGTACAACCGGAACTGCGCAAGACCTCTTACAACTGAAGGTGGACGGTCGTCCAATTCAAATCCTTGATAACGGGCGATACGTCTTTACAGATGGTGGCGCGGGCTCCTCCCTTCAGCTTCCCCCTGGTGCAGCTCCCGAGCCTGGCTACACCGTGGCGGGCGCAGCGGCTCCAGGCACAGCACCCATCAACCCCAACGCTCCGTTGCAGCTTCCCCCTGGTGCAGCTCCCGAAGCAGGGTACGCCGTGGCGGGCGCAGAGAACCAAGGCTTCTTTGACAAGATGGCCACTGGTGCCAAGAACCTGTACAACGAGTACCTCTCGCCCAGCCGCGCTGGTTTGCCAGCGGATGCAGGCATTCTCCAAAAATACGGCCCCTTGGCGTTGGCCGGCACGGCCGCTGTTGCAGCCACTGGCGGCATGCAAGGCGAGCCTGCCAACCAAAACCCTGCGTTCAACCGCGCATACACTGGCTCTGACTACATGCGGGATAACCCTGATCGCTTCAGCGGTGGTCTCAGCACTTACACCCGCCCTGACCAGCCGTCCAACCCGATCGTGCCAACGCCTTCGTATGGCTCGATTCCGATTGGCCAGCCTGGTGTGGTGATGCCCGGTGGCGTGACAATGAGTCCTGGTGGCGTGGCACAGCCCTACAACGTGGCAGGCCTGTATGGCGTGCCCATCATCTACGGTCCAGACGGTCAGCCCCGTCGCATGGCCAAGGGCGGTGACGCCAAGATGACGCATTTCCCTCGCCGCAATGGCCCGATCTCGGGACCTGGCACGGGGACTTCGGATGACATCCCGGCGATGCTGTCTGACGGTGAGTTCGTGTTCACGGCCAAGGCCGTGCGCAACGCCGGAGGGGGCAGTCGTCGCAAAGGCGCGGCTCGCATGTATAAATTGATGAAGAAGCTCGAAGGCGGCCCAGTTTAAGGGGAAATAAATGGCAGACGAAACAGTCACCCAACAGATAGTCCGGGAAGCCCCGGAGATTGAAGCGTACAAGCTCAAGCTACTACAAGAAGCCCAGAAGCTGGCCTTCAACCAAGGTGGTGGCCAGACGCTTGCCCAGCAGCTGCCTGGTTACCAGGTAGCCGGCTTCTCCCCTGCACAGCAAGCGGCCATTGCCGCTACCGAAAAGCAGGGCGTAGGTGCTTTCACGCCTTACATGACCGCTGCCAACCAGGCACTGGGCGGCGCGTATGCCACCACCGGTGAAGCAGCTGACATCTTGCGCGGTGCTGACACCCGTAGGCAATTCACCGACGCTCAAACGGCCATGGGCCAAGCAGGTGCAGCCACCGGCAACATCACTTCCGGCATTGGCCAAATCAACCAGGGCCTGGGCTACCTTGACTTGGCCGCGCAGCGTGCAGCAGCATCCGACACCACCGGCCAGTTCGGCGCGGCGCGTCAAGACATTGGCACGGGCCTCGGATCACTGGCCACGGCCCAGAACATGGCTGCCATGTCCAGCCAGGCCAACCTGCAGCCTGCAACGGCAGCGATTGCTCAAGGCATTGGCGGCTTGACTCAAGCGCAGCAGATGGCCCTTGGCTCTGGCGGCGCGGACTTCAGTGGCTCTCAAGCCCTGATGCGACAAGCAGCTGGTCAGCTTCAAGGTGCACAGCCTCAGTTTGGCCAAGCGCAGCAATTGATGCAGCAAGGCCTCGGCCAAGGCCAGCAGGCTGTTGGCATGGCCGCGCAAGCGGCTCGCCAGCCTGGTTTTGGCATGGCCCAGGGCGCGCTCCAAGCAGGTATCGGCACCATCGCAGGCGCAGCAGGCGGATATGACCCGACTGCTGCACAAGCCTTCATGGACCCCTATCGTCAGCAAGTCATCGACGAGACGATGAAGCAGATGAATCGCCAAAGCGCGATTGCCGGCCAAGGCTTGGCAGCGCAGGCGGTGAAGTCTGGTGCGTTTGGCGGTGAGCGTGAAGGTGTTCAGCGTGCTGAGATGCAGCGCAACCTGATGGACCAGAAGGCGGCAACGATTGCCAACCTTTTGTCTCAGGGCTACAGCCAGGCTCAGGCTCAGGCCATGTCTGCTTTTGAGCAGCAGCAGGCTCGCCAAATGCAGGCTGGTCAAGGCATTGGCCAACTTGGCTCACAGCAGGCTCAAGTCGCCGCTCAACAAGCAGGTTTGCAGCAGCAAGCCGCTCAGTTGGCCGCGCAGCAAGCTGGTCTGGGCGTTCAAGCAGGCTCACAGGTGGGCGCTTTGGAGGCACAGCGTGCGCAACTCGGTCAAGCAGGTGCTGGCCAGTTGGCCAACATCGGCCAACAAGTGGGTGCACAGGCCGCACAGCAAGCACAGTTGGGCCAGGCAGCAGCAGGTCTTTACGGCAATCTGGCGCAGCAGCAAGTGGCTGCTGGCCAAGGCCTCGGTCAGCTCGGCGTGCAACAAGCCCAGTTGGGCCAGGGCGCAGCAAACATCTACAGCCAGGCTGCCCAGCAGTATGGCAACTTGGCTTCTCAGGGCGGCGCTTTGGCTGGCCAAGAGGCTTCGATCAACCAGAACATTGCCAACCTGATGATGCAGCAGGCCCAGTCCCGCAACCAGGCCGCTCAAACGGCAGCAGGCATCTACGGCCAGCAAGCCCAGCAGTTCCAAAGCCTTGGCCAAGGTATCGGTCAGTTGGCAACGCAGCAGTTTGGCATTGGCCAGCAGCAAGCACAGGGCCTCGGTCAGTTGGCAGGTCAGCTGGGTCAGCTCGGCGTGCAGCAAGGTGCCTTGGGCCAAACGGCTCAGGCTTTGCAGCAAGGCGACATCAACTTCCTGTACAACGTGGGTCAGGCCCAGCAGGCATTCAACCAGCAGACACTGGATGCACAGCGCGCCAGCGAGCTGCAAAAGGTCTACGCACCTTATCAACAGGCAGGTTTCTTGTCCGACATCTACAAGGGCGCACCGTCCAGCCAGATGTCGACGCAGGTTGCAAGCCAGCCGTCAGCAAGCCCGTTCCAGCAGGCCGTGGGCATTGGCTTGGGAGCGATCTCCACTGCTGCTGGCGCGAAAAAGGCTGGTCTTTTCTAAGAGGTCAATATGAACAAAAAGATGATGAGCGAAGACGACGACATCGAAAACGTCGGAATCATGCAAGGCTTCATGGACTCCATGGACGATGAAGGTGACGACGAGGGCGGTGAAGACCCGGAAATGATGATGGAGCGTCGTCCTGACTCTCCTGAAATCCTGATGAACAACCTGCGGGGCGACATGCGCTCTGTTGACGCTCGTCGTGATGAACTGGCTGACCTCGTTGGATACAAAGCCGCAACCGAGACGCCTGAGCAGGTGCTGGCAATGCTGCAGCCGATCCTTGCACAGCAAGGCGGTGGCGGCATTGGCGCGCTGCCCCAATCACAGCCCATGGCCCAAGGACCACAGCCCCCGATGATGGGTGGCGCTCCAGGCATGCCGCCTCCCGGTATGCCCCCGATGCCTCCTGAAGCGGCTGCTCCTCCGCCTCCCGACCAGGGCGGCATTGCCGCTTTGATGGCAAGCATGGGCGGTGGCGCTCCTGGTGGTGCACCGGGCGGCGCTCCTGCAATGCCTCCAAGTGACCAGCCCCCTATTGCCATGGCACGCGGCGGGTATGTCCAAAATTTTCAAGTAGGGTCTAGCCCGGCGGGTGTGACCCCTACAGGAGAAGAATCTGGCGCTTCCGACAAGGAATTGCTGGTGTACCCGCCTGAACTCGTGTCCGCTGCCAAGGCGCAGCTGGGCAGTTTGTTGACCAAACAACCTGAAACTGTGCCGACCCTCAGCCAGCTGATGCAAAAGCGTTTGCCTGAATACCAGGCATTGCTTGGCACCGACAAGGGACGTGGCAACGCAGAGGCCCAAATGTTGTTTGAGTTGGGCCAGCGTGCGTTCAACTTTGCTGCCAACACTGACGAAGCAGGCCGTCCACTGCGTGGTGGCTTCTTCAGCCGTCTGGCCGGCGCTGCCAAGACACTGCCTGGGGCCATCGGCAAGCACGTCTCTGCCATGAACGAGATTGACTTGAAGCTCAAGACGCTGGCACTGCAAGCGTCTGAGAAGGATCAGGACCAGGTGGTCGCACAGAACACCAAGCTGCTGGATACCAAGTCCCGCGTCTTTGGCGACATCTTGAAGGCGAGCGCTCGTGTCGAGGCCGAAAAGCTCAAAGGCCTGGGTGGCAGCATCTTCGGCAAAGGCGATTGGGAATGGAACGTGGTCAACATGCCGGGCCTCATGGAGCGTTACGCTGCAGGCCAGACACAGCCAGAGGAAGACAAGCTCATCTCGTCTGCCATCACCAAGTTCAAGACGCCTCGCTTTGAGACGCGCTTTGACCCCGTCACTCGTGAGCCGTTCACCGTGCAAATGCCGGTCATGCTGCCTGACTTTGTCACGCAAGCCGAGGCTGCTCGTAAGAAGGCAGGCTTCAGCGTGTCACCGACACCTTCTTTGGTGCCAAGTGGCAACCCCACTCGCATTCCAGGTGGCCCGACAGCAGCGGCCCCTGGTGCAGCGGCTGCGCCTGGCGCGGCTCCAGCGGCAGGGACCACGGACCAAGGAGCAGTTGTCACGCCTCCTGATGGCGCGGCAGCCGCCGCTCCCGTGGCTGCGGCGGCCCCTGCGACCACTGGCAAGTCGACGCTGTGGAACGACCGCTTCAAGATTGCAGGCCCTGCCTCGGCAGCCATTGGCTTTGTATCCAGCATCCCGGGTCTTGGTGACCCCGCTGCGCAGATTACTTTGGCACGTCAAAACGCCGAGCTGGAAGCAGAGCGCCTGATTGAAGCCATGCTCAAGAGCACGCAAGGCAGTGTGAACGAACAGAAGCGTTTGGAGAAAGTGCTCAACATTCGTCCCTCGACCTGGAACGATCCCGATGCCTACGGCACGCGCTTGATCGCGCTTGGCAACGCCCTTCAGTCCGGCATCAAAGAATTTGATCAGCAGGGCAGCAGCACCTCACCCTTGTCCCCTGAGGCCAAGGCCAAGGCTCGCCAAAAGGCCATGGAGTACCGCAAGTTTTACACTGAGCTGGGGCTTCCACCTGCTGTATTTTCAGAGGCGGATTTGAGAAAATATCCTCCTGGTACAGAGGTTCTGTGGCAAGGCACGACGCCCGCCAAGGTCAGACCCCGTTCTCAATAAGGCAAAAACATGGCAGACCCAAAAGACAAGAAAGCGGCCGACACAGGGCTCCCACCTGGGCTTGAGCCCGTTGGAGGTGCGCCGAGTACGCGCATGTTCTCAGAGCCTTTTGGGGATACCTCCGCAGCCAGCAGCTTGCCCGAGGGCCTTGAGGCTTCGCGCCCGACCCTTGGCCAACGGGCCACGGAAGTCGGCATTGGAGCCGTGCAAGGTGCAGCGCGTGACACGCCTGTTGTAGCTGGCGCAGTGACTGGCCTGCGCCTTGGTATGCCTTTGGCTGCAGGTGCAGCCCCTGTTTTAGGACCATGGGCCGGGGCTATTCCTGTGGCAACCACGATTCTTGGCGCAGGTGCAGGCATGCTGTTCGGCAGCGAGCTGGATCGCTGGTTCCCTGCTGTTGAGCGTGAAGACCTGGTGCCTTACCGCGAAGGCGGCAAGACGTTTGGCTCTTCAATTGCCACGGCCCCCGCAGCATTCAGCCTGCCTGTGATGACCGGCAACCGCGTGTCGCGCTTCCTGTCCCTGTACGGCGAGGCAGCTCGACGCAGCCCCGTTGCATTCATGGGCACCGAGGCCGTTACGGCCGGAACGATGGGCGTGGCAGGTGGTGTGTCCGAATCCTATTTCCCTGGCCAGCAAGGCGTGCGCTTTGGTGCCGAACTGGGCGCGGGCGTGCTGACCCCTACCAAGCTGCTAGTCAGCGGCCTGGACTTGGCCAAGGGTGGCTTGAAGCAGATGAAGACGGCCTACGCAGGCCGCGCCAACTCACTGGAGCTGAAGTCGGCCAACATCCTCTTGGATGCGCTTGACAAAGCCGGAGAAGACCCTGTTGCATTGGCCAAGGCCCTGCGTCAGCAGCTGCCCGGCGGCGTGCCCACTCCGACCTCTGGCCAGAAGACCGGCAGCCAGGCGCTGATGGACCTGGAAACTGCGCTGGGCGAGCACCACGCTCAGTTTGGTGGTGAGACGCGCCAGCAGGCAATCAACTCCATGCGCGCCTACCAGGCGCTTATTGACAATCTGCAGCGGATTGGCAATCCCGAGGCGTTGAAGATCGCTGCGCAGCTGCGTCAGCAGAACTTCGACAACATGCTCAACACGCGTCTGTCGGCAGCTGATGCCAACGCCGCGAAGAAGATTGCCACGATCAGCAAGGACACTCCTGCTGCACGCGCCGCGATCGGCGACATCGTCAAGACCGAGACAGAGTTGGCCCTGCGCCAGGCTCGCGACTACGAGAGCGAGCTGTGGACTGCTGCGGTCAATGACATGACCAAGCCTGTTGCTGGCGTGCGCAAGAGCCAGGTGCCCATGGAAGGCATCGAAGCCCAGCGCATCTACGATCGAACCGGCAAGTGGCCGATGATCACGATCAATCAGCCCACGCTCAAGGCCCCTGTCATCAAGCCCCAGGCCACTGTCGACATCTTCCTGAACCGCGCTGCAAACGTGGGCGAGGCGCTGTACGACGATGCCATCCCCGCGCCCGTGCGCCGGATCATGGAATCGCTGCGCGTGAACAAGGACGCTGTGCAGCAGTTCAAGGCCGGCAAGGCAACACAAGAATATCTGGACACCAAGCAGGTGCCCTACGGCTTCAAGCCCAACCCCAGCGAGATCGGTGTTGACGAGCTGGTGAACTACCGCTCCACGCTCTTGAAGATGGCGCGTGAGGCTGCTGGCCGTGGTGAGGTAAGCAATGCTGACTTCTACGGCTCGCTGGCCGAGGGCATGCTCAGTGACCTGAACACACTGAAGAATCCCATCTTCGATCAGGCACGCCAGTACTCCAAGAGCCTGAACGACGTCTTCACCCGCACCTTTGCCAAGACCGCGTCCATCACCGGTGACACCACCCGTGCTGGCGCAGAACGCCTGGCTCCTGAGTTGCTCGTGCAGCGCGCCTTTGGCACGAATGCCGACGTCACTGCGCTGCGCATGGAGCAGATCGAAGACGCTGTGAAGTTTGGCCGCACGCAATACGACGAGGCCGTGGCCAAGTTTGGCAAGAACAGCCAGCAGGCCCGGAACCTCAAGCCCATGGCAGACTTGTCAGACACGCAAGTCGTGTCGATCCAGGATGCACAAAACCGTGTGTTGCGCCTGCTTGCGAACGAAGCAGTGACCACGGTCTACGACCAGGCCAAGGGCACGTATGTGCAGAAGCTCAACACCGCCAAGCTGACCAAGTTTGCGCAGCAAAACGCACCGATGCTCGAGAAGCTGGGCATCATGGACGACCTGCGCGACGCTGCGCACGCCAGCAACCTGCTCACCCAGGTGGCCAACCAGAACAGTGCCCTGAACAAGGCCGTCAAGAACCAGACAGCCTTTGCCCAGGTGCTGGCTGTGGAGAACCCCAGCCGCGCGATCAACGACGCGCTGGCAAGTAAGTTCCCCGTCAAGAACATCACCAATATCGCCAAACTGGCCCGGGCCGGGGGCGGGGACTCGGTCGACGGCATGAAGTCGGCCCTGTACGACTACGCCTACACCAAGGCAGGCGGCAACTCTGGCAAGTTCAACATCCAGGCCTACGAAGACGCGCTCTTCAAGCCGATTGCACAGAACCAGCCATCACTCGTGAACATCATGCGCTCGAGCGGCCTGATGACGCTCACCGAAGTCAAGGACCTGCGCCGCTTGATCAACCCCATGGTGCGCATTGAGACAGCGGTGAAGAACAACATCCCGCTGGATGATGTGATCCAGGGCGCGGATGCCGTCACTGACCTGGCTCTGCGCGTCGTGGGTGCACGAATCGGTACGGCTGCGGCCCCTGGTGGCCCAGGCTCCCTGATCGCCGCTTCTGCGGGCTCCAAGGCCGTGCGCCAAATCTTTGACCAGCTGCCCAGCGCCACTGTGCGTCAAATCCTGGAGAACGCGGTCAAGGACCCTGAGGCCATGGCCATCCTTCTGGACAAGGGCCGCACGCAAAAGCAGCAGATTGACATCGCCAACCGCTTGCTCAACTACTTGGGCAGCCTGGGCGTGTCAGTGGGCAGAACGGCTGTCACGCCAGCGCTGAACTACATCGCGGCTGAAGAGCCACGGCCCGCGCAACTGCGTGAAACGCCGCAGCCTCCGTTCACCCCTGAAGGCCAGGCCGCGCGCCAGCTGCGCAACCTGCCTAAGGCACCGAGCACGCGTGGTGTGCCAGGGCTCACGGACCTCGCGCCAAAGCCTCCTGGCCAAGGTGGCGCACCCTCTGGTGCACCGACCAACGCCAACGCCCGTTCGATGTTCCAGTCGCTGTTCCCGTTTGACACCGTCAGTCCGATGGTGGGAGCGCAGCAGCAGCAACCTCCGAGGCAGTAAGCCGATCCATCCACTGGTCCTTGAATTGTTGAAATTCTCGGCCGGTGGTGGTGAACTCCTGCGTCGTCCCATCCTGCACAGCGATCAGCACAGCGGCATAGTCGATTGACGTGCCATGCAGCCAGTCGTGCGCCACCGCGTAGGCAGCGAGCTGGTGGAAGTAGTCCGTGATGAATTCATGCCGTTTGGGCTTGACGGACTGCTTGAAGTCGACGATGGCCAGCTTGCCACGGTACGTGGCCACCAGGTCAGTCGTGCCAGCGTAGCGACCCTGGTAGTGCAGGGCCACTTCGGAGCCATGGATTTCAGAAAGCGCGCCGAAATATCGGTTGGCCAAGGTGAGCGCCATCAGGTGCCCCTTCATGGCCAGCCAGTCCGTGCCAAAGCGCAGCATGTCGCCGTTGATGATGCACTCAAGCGTGAGGTGCATGTGCGTGCCGATGTAGGCCGCCTGCTCCTTTTGCCGGATGGCTTCCTCCTGGCCCACGCGATCGGCCCACTCCTTGAGCCCGGTCTTGTCCTTTGTGCGGTCGAGCACTGTTGTCACCGACGGGACATGTGTGCCGCTGGGCAAAAGATACCTACGTCCATCAGGCGTGTCGATCCGCTCGAGTTTTTCGTACACGAAGCGGTTGGACCAGGGGATCAGATGAGCCATGCTTTGATTTCCTCTCCCAGAACCTGGGTTGCGATGTCGATCTTTGCACGCAGCGCCTTGACGATCTTTTCGTCCACGGTGCCCACGGCGATCAGGTCAATGTAGGTGACGTTCTTGGTCTGGCCAATGCGGTGTGCACGGTCCTCGGACTGCAGGCGCTTTTCCAGGTCAAAGCTGTTGCTGTAGTAGACCATCGTGCTGGCCGCCGTGAGCGTCAAGCCGTAGCCGCCCGTGCTGGGGTTGCCGACGAAGAAGCGCAGCTCGCTGTCAGGCTTTTGAAAGTCATTGACGATGCGCTGGCGCTCCTCTGACTCGGTGTCCCCGTAGTAAGTGGCCACGCTGTTCATGCCGTACTCTTTGGCCAAGGCCAGCTTGATGGCCTCGATGTCGTGCCGGTAGTTGGCCCAGATGATGATCTTGCCGTCCGTCTCCTCGACAATGGCCAGCAGCTCGTCCATGCGTTTGTTGGGCAGCTCCACCACGGTGCCGTCATCGAGCTTCACGTGGCCGCAGACGATCTGATGCAGCCGCATGATCTGCGTGAGCGCGTTCACAGTGCTCACAATGCCGCCGTCAATCTGCGCCAGGGCCAGCGCCTTCATCTCGTTGTACGCCTTGGTCTGCTCTGGTGTCAGGTCCACCTCGCGCTTGACATAGAGCTTGTCTGGCAGGTCCAGGCACTCCTCCTTCTTCACGCGAAACGCGAAGCGATCGAGCTTTTCCTTGAGCTCGTCCAAGCGACGGTAGCCCACAATCTGCTTGAAGCTGTGCGTGTTGAGCTGGCGCTCCACGGTCACAGCGTAGCGCGCCTGGAACACGTAGTAGCTGCTCACATTCAGGCAGCCGTCAGACAAGAATGCACACTGCTGGTACAGGTCCATCGGGCTCTTGGTGACCGGGGAGCCTGTGAGGATGCGCCTGAACCGCGCACCACGGCCCACCTTCTCGGTGTTCTTACTGCGCGCTGACGACGGCGTCTTGATGGTGGTGCTCTCGTCGACGGCCATCATGGCGTTGTGCACAAGCAAGAAGCGCTTGGCGTAGGCCGTGCCCTTGGCAGTGCTGAATGCCTCGACGTTCATCACCAGGATTTTGAGGTCCTCTGTGACGGTGAACAGCTCGTCCATCGCCTTTTGCTCGGCCTTGCGTGGCGTGGGCGACCAGATGGCCATGCGATAGACGATGTGGTCGGGAAGATGCTTAGGGATTTCGGTGTCGAACCAGTTGCGGTAGACACCCTTTGGCGCTACGATCAAAAACCCGTTGATCTTGCCCTTGTCATAGAGCATGGCCACGTTGTTGATCAGCATGAAACTCTTGCCTGTGCCCATGTCGGCAAAGAGGGCTGCTACTGGGTACTCCCAGAAGCGCTGAAGGTAAGCCTGCTGATGTACGAAGGGCTTGTTCTTGAAGGGGTAGGTCGATAAAAATTGGTCCATGTGTTCTCTCTTTCTTGCAGGGGGTTGCAACCACCTGAAAAGATAGTGTACACTGGTCGCTCGAATTCAGAAAGGAGAAATTCACGTGCCAAAGGTTTACGTCGTCTCTGAGACTACGCAACACAACATAGCAAGCGCTCTGGACTATGGCCAGATCGAAACCATTCTGCCGCCCAACGCGCAGATTGCTTTCTCAGTTGTACCGACAGTCCGCCGCATCCAGCGCAAGCTGGAAAAATTTACCGATGAGGACTTCTTGCTTCTCATTGGTGACCCCTCTGCTATAGGCATTGCCTGTGCAGTAGCTGCCGCGAAGAATCACGGCCGCTTCAAGTGCCTCAAGTGGGACAAGCGTGAAAGACGCTACATTCCATTGGAGGTTGATCTTTTCAAGAAAGGAGAAATCGATGAGTCTTACGAATTTATTTGAGGATGACGCAGGTGCGTTGAAGGTATCAGACGACCAGGTATCTGGTATCGCTGGTCTCGCGAAACGCGCCAAGATGCTCGAGAAGGAAATCGCCGACATGGAGCAGGTCCTTGCCGAGCGAAACGAGCAGTACCGCAAACTGACAGAACAGACCATCCCCGAGGCCATGGCCGAGACCGGGATGAAAAAGTTTGTCATGGAAGATGGCAGTAGCATTGACATCAAGCCGTTCTACGGAGCGAGCATTCCAAAGGCCCGTCAAGCAGAAGCGTACCAGTGGCTGCGCGATCACGGCTTTGACGACATCATCAAGAACACCATCAGCGTCCGCTTCGGTCGCGGTGAAGACGAGCTGTCTGCTCGTCTACTGAATCTCCTGGGCGCGCAAGGCTACCCTGCCGAGCAAGCACAGAAGATAGAGCCCCAGACCCTCAAGGCCTGGGTTAAGGAACGTGTCGAAAAGGGTGAAACCGTCGACACAGAGCTTTTTGGCGTATTCATTGGCCAAAAGGCTGTCATCAAATCAAACTAAACAAGGAACACGAATCATGGCTAAGAACGAAATCGCGGAACAGAAAGCCAGCACCGCACTGGCGATCATGAGCGACCTGGAACAGGACGCTGGAGCCGGCTTTGACGGCATGACGCAGGAAGACTATGCACTGCCTTTCCTGCGCTTGCTCACCAGCACCAGCCCTGAAGTTGGCGAAGTTGATGGTGCCCTCCCAGGCATGATCCTCAACTCCGTCACAGGTGAACTGTTTGACGGCAAGAAAGGCATCGCCGTTGTACCTTGCGCCTATGTGCGCCAGTACATCGAGTGGGCCCCACGCGGTCAAGGCAGTGGTGCACCTGTGCATATCTACCCTGCTACCAGCGACATCCTGTCACAGACCCACAAGGAACCTGGCGACAACAAGGACTACCTGGACAACGGCAACTACATCGAGAACACCGCTAACTACTATGTGATGGTGGTGAGCGACACGGGCATCCCTGAGCCGGCCCTGATCACCATGAAGTCTACGCAGCTCAAGAAGAGCCGCAAGTGGAACTCCATGATGCAGTCGGTCAAGATGACTGGCAAGAACGGCTTGTTCACGCCTCCGATGTACAGCCAGATGTACAAACTCTCCACCGTTGCCGAGTCGAACGACAAGGGCAAATGGTTTGGCTGGGAAATCGAGCGTACCGGCCCTGTCGAGTCTGCCGATGTGTACAACGCTGCCAAGGCATTCGCACAGTCGGTCAGTGCGGGTGACGTGAAAGTTAAGCACGAAAGTGCGGAGGGCGCTGAGTCAAGCAACGGACCAGCTCCATTCTGAGTTTTGGGGGACTCATGCGGCTCGTCGGACCACCCGGGTTTAGCATCGGTCTAACCTTGTCCAAAGCGGAAAGCCAGGGGATTTGCAATTACCCTGGTAGCAAGAGGATAGTAAACCGCATCGGGTCCCCCACCATCACTAGAAAGAAGAAATGACCGACATCACCAGGTTCAAAGCGATTTTTTCCGGCCTGGACATCGCCTATGGAACATACAAAATTGAATCATCCCGAGGAGACGGGAAACAGGCAGGCAAGGCCGTCGTGGTGCGCAAGCCACCGACTGACGACCTGTGGGTCAAACACCTCGAGGGCGTTGAGCCGAGTTTGGGCATTATCCCAATCAGGGCGGATAACACCTGCGTGTGGGGCTGTATTGACATTGACCAGTATCCACTGGACCACGTTGGCCTCATAAAGAAGGTCAGAAGCCTCGAGCTTCCAATGGTTGTGTGCCGCAGCAAGTCTGGCGGCGCGCACGTTTTCCTGTTCGTCCAAGAACCCATCCCCGCTGCTGAGATGCAGCGGTTTCTCAAGGCCTGTGCTGCGCTCCTGGGCGAGGCGGGCCGTGAGATATTTCCCAAGCAAGCTGAAATCCTGGTTGACCGTGGCGACACAGGCAACTTCCTGAACCTGCCGTACTTCGGTGGGGACCAGACAATGCGCTACGCCATCAAGGACGATGGCACGGCAGCTACCCTGGAAGAGTTCTATGGCCTGTATGACCAATGGGTACAGCCCCCAGAGCTCAAATATCCAGAGGAGCCCAAAGAGCCGGATCACCCGATTAAAGACGGCCCTCCTTGCCTGCAAGCACTTTGTGCCCAGGGCGTGCCAGAAGGCACACGCAACAACGCACTCTTCAACATCGGCATCTACCTCAAGAAGGTCATCCCCATACACTGGGACGACGCCCTGGTAGAGCACAACCTCAAGTACGTAGCGCCGCCGCTGCCCAACAACGAAGTCCAGATTCTGGTCAAGCAGCTGCACAAGAAAGACTATCGCTACAAGTGCAAGGACGCACCGCTCAACAGCTTTTGCAACAGCGGCCTTTGCAGGACACGCAAACACGGGATCGGGGCCCACGGGCCTGACTCACCACAGATGTCATCGCTGTCCAAGTACAACTCCGAGCCACCGCTGTGGTTCCTCGACATCAACGGCAAGCGCATCGAACTGGACACCGAGAGCCTGTTCGCACAAGCCGCTTTCCAAAAGGCCTGCGTCGAAAAACTCAACCTCCTGCCGCCCACACTGCGCAAGCAAGACTGGGAACAGCTGCTCAATGCGCTGCTCAAGGAGATGGTTGAGACCGAACAGATCACAGAGGCCAGCGAAGACACCAGCATCACCGGCCGCTTCAACGACCTGCTCGAAGAGTTCTGCACACACTTGCAGCAGGCAATGGATCGCGACGAAATCCTCATGGGCCGCCCATGGACGGACGAAGACGAGGCCAAGACCTACTTCCGCATGAAGGACCTGGAAGCGCACCTGGTGCGCAACAACTTCAAGGGCATGACGCATCCGAAGATGGCGCAACGCATTCGCGATCTGGGTGGCGAGCCCATCAGTTTATTTCTCAAGAACCGCGCAGCACGGTGCTGGCGCATCCCACGCTTCAACCGCCAGGACGCGCCGTTTGAAACACCCGAGCAACGCACACACAGGAGCCCGTTCTGATGCTAAAAATTGAAGGACACGACGACGCGATCATCGGACCTGCAATGGTCTGGACTGAAGACGGCAACCTGCGTGATGTGCTAGTGTATGACGCGGAAAAGATTCGCGAGAAGCTGATGAAGCGTGACGGCATGACTGCTGAAGAGGCGCGCGAGTACATTGAGTTCAACATCGAAGGCGCATACATGGGGCCACACACGGCCATCGTGGTTTGGCCAAATGACGAGTGGGACACAGAATGAACATCACCAAAGTGTTCGGCCCACCAGGGTCAGGCAAAACAACCTACCTCCTGAGCATTGTTGAAACCGAGCTGGCCAACAACGTGCACCCGATGAAGATCGGCTACTTTGCTTTCACCAAGAAGGCGGCCACCGAAGCGCGCGACAGGGCCATCCAGAAGTTCCCGCATCTAAACCCCGACACCGACTTCCCGTTCTTTCGCACGCTGCACAGCCTGGCCTACCGGTGCCTTGGCATCAGCACCAAGGACATGATGTCGCCCGAGCACTACAAAGAGTTTGCCCTGGAGGCTGGCATCGAGCTGGCCATCGAGAGCGGCGACGAAGAGTTTGCAGTCAAGGCCGACAACCCTATCCTCAACGAGATCAACATCGCCCGCATTCGCGGCATGGACCTCAAGACCCACTACAACCAGTCCAAGATGGACATTGAGTGGTTTCATTTTGAGTATGTCGAGCGCGCCTACCGTCACTACAAGACATCGCGCAACCTGTTGGACTTCACTGACCTGCTGGAGCATGTGTTGCTCGAGCCCGAGCGCCTGCCAAAGCTCGAAGCATTGATCATTGACGAGGCACAGGACTTGTCACGTTTGCAATGGAGGCTGGTCGAGCAACTCGCGTTGCGAGCCCAGCGCGCCTTTTTGGCAGGCGACGACGACCAGGCTGTCTACACCTGGGCGGGAGCCGATGTCGAGAGCTTCCTGGGGTTTACGGGTGATGTCAAAGTCCTTGATCAGTCCTACCGAGTTCCCTCCAAAATCCACGCCCTAGCCAACCGGGTGGTGACGCGCATCAAGCAGCGCCAGCCCAAGGTCTGGAAGGCGCGCGAAGAGGCCGGCAGCATCAGCTACTACAACGACTTCCAACAGGTCGACATCACGCATGGCAACTGGCTCATCCTGGCCAGCACAAACTACATGCTCACCGACATGCACGACTGGATCAAGAGCCAGGGCCTGCTGTTCGAGCGCCACGGACAACGCAGCGTCAGCGAGAACATCCTGATCGCGGTGCTGGGCTGGGAGAAGCTGCGCAAGGGCGGCGAGGTGCCGTTTCATGTGCTCAAGCTGATTTACAAGTACATGGACAGCGAGAACATCAAGCACGGCCACAAGATGCTGCGCACGGCTGACCAGGCGGCCATGTACACGCTCGATCTCCTGAAAGAAAAGCACGGACTTCTTTCTACAGAAATCTGGCACAAGGCGCTGACCAAAATCAGCGAGGACCGCCGGGACTACCTGGTCTCGCTTTTGAGACGCAACACGAAGCTGACAGGCAATGTGCCCATCAAGCTCTCCACCATCCATGGTGCCAAAGGCGGCGAGGCAGACAACGTGCTGCTTCTGGCCGACCTGTCCACGCGCTTTGCGAAGGACTATGAAAAGAATTCGGACGACATCAATCGTCTGCTGTACGTGGGCATCACCCGCGCCAAACAAACGCTGCACATCGTGCTGCCAAAGAATGAACAGAAAGGCTTCAGACTATGAAGCGAGATACCAAGACCATGTCAATGTTCCCTCGGATTTCCGAGTGGCTGCCACCCCAAACATTTCCCAACCTCAGTGAAGCCAAGGAGATTGCAATTGACCTCGAGACCTGCGACCCCAACATGGAATCCCTGGGCCCAGGCTGGCCTCGTAACGACGGCTACATTGTTGGATATGCTGTTGCCGTTGACGGATGGGCAGGCTATTACCCTGTTGCTCATGGCGGCGGCGGCAACCTTGATCGTCGGATTGTGGAGCGATGGGTGGCCGATGTCCTTGCGACGCCGGCAGACAAAATCATGCACAACGCCGCCTACGACCTCGGCTGGCTCAGAGCCACCGGCTTCACGGTAAACGGCACGATCTACGACACCATGCTGGCCGCGCCAGTGCTGGACGAGAACCGCTTTGCTTACAGCTTGAACAGCCTGGGCTTTGACTACCTCAAGGAGATCAAGTCCGAGCAGGGCTTGAAGGAGTCTGCATCTGACTTCGGTGTGCACCCCAAGAAGGAGCTGTGGAAGCTGCCTGCCATGCACGTGGGCGATTACGCCGAGCAGGACGCGGCGCTGACCTTGAAGCTCTGGCATCACTTCAAAGCGCTCATGCGCAACGACGAGGTGGAGTCGGTGTTCAAGCTCGAGACCGAAGTGCTGCCTGTGCTGGTGGACATCACCTTGAAGGGCATCAACTTCGACCGCGCCAAGTGCGAGCGCCACATGGCTGACATGCGCAAGAAGGAAACCGAAATCCTGAAGTATTTGAAGGACCAGGCTGGCATGCAGGTGGACATCTGGGCTGCGCAGTCTATCGCCGCTGCGTTCGACCGCCTGGCCATCCAGTACCCTAAGACCGCTGCTGGCGCGCCGAGCTTTACCAAGAGCTTCCTGGACACCCATGAGCACCCCATGGCCAAGATGATCCTGGAGGCCCGTGAGCTGAACAAGACCCACGGCACGTTCCTGGAACCCTACCTCAAGCACAGCGCCAAGGACGGGCGCATCCACACCCACTTCAACCAGATGCGCAACGAGGAAGGCGGCACGGTCACAGGACGCCTGTCAGCCAGCAACCCCAACCTCCAGCAAGTGCCCGCGCGCCACGAGATCATCGGCCCCATGGTGCGAGGCCTGTTCCTGCCCGAGGACGGTGAGATTTGGGCGGCAAACGACTTCTCCTCGCAGGAGCCGCGCTTATTGGTTCACTATGCCACACTCCTGGGCCTGCCGGGCGCGGAGAAGATGGCTCAGGCCTACCGCGACAACCCCGACACGGACTTCCACCAGATGGTCGCCGACATGGCCGGCATCAAGCGCAAGGCTGCCAAGACGATTGGCTTGGGCCTGATGTACGGCATGGGCAAAGCCAAGCTGGCCAACCAGCTGGACCTGCCACTGGACGAGGCCAGCGAGCTGATCGCCACGTTCCACAGCAAGGTCCCGTTCCTCAAAGGCACCGTGGACGCTGTCATGAAGCGCATTGAGCACCCAGCCTCTGGCGGGTCGATCCGCACGCTCCTGGGCCGCAAGTGCCGCTTCCCGCTGTGGGAGCCGGTGGAGTGGGGCGTGAACAAGGCGCTGCCGCGTGAGCAGGCCATCATGGAATACGGCTCACGGATCAAGCGTGCGGGCACCTACAAGGGCCTGAACCGGCTGATCCAGGGGTCAGCCGCAGACCAGACCAAAGCGGGCATGGTGGCGCTGCACAAGGCGGGTTTTAACCTGCTGCTGCAGGTGCACGATGAAGTAGCGCTGTCCGTCAAGAACATCGACGAGGCCCGCGCTGCAGCCGAGATCATGGCCAAGGCTGTGACGCTGGAAGTGCCCTCTCGCGTGGACGTTGAGACTGGACCAAGCTGGGGAGAAGCCGCATAATTGACCTGGGGTTACTGCAGTTGCCCCGGGTTTTTCATGAGTAGAGAGTTTGGGCCGGGGCTTGCTTCCGGCCCATTTTTTCCGATACACTGATAAATCCACAGAAAGGAGAATTTAATGCCAATGCCTTTGAAGATCAGAGAACAGATTGTTCCTGCTCACCCAGAGCCCTACGCACGCCAATCGGTACGCGTAGCAGCGCGCAAACGAGGTCGCCCAAAGAAGAACGGCCGACCGAAAAAAGATAACTACGACAAGGTTCGTGCATCTCCATCCAAGCGCGCTGGGCAGCGCTGGATTACTGTCTCCCTACCTGAGGAGGCGTACTACATGCTCAAGGAACTCGCGGCCTTTTACAAGGTTGGGATGGGCAACTACATGTACAGCATCATCCTGCCTGCGTTTGAACACGCTTACCAAGAGTCGCTCACCTTGCAGCGCATCGCTGCCAACAAACAGAAAGCCAAAGATGAAATACAAAACCGAGATGACGTTCCCCGTAGAACTCACTTTTGAAGTGCTGCCACCCATGCTGGTGGAAGGCATTGAACTGCCTGCGCAGCTGGACATCACCAAGGTTCTGTTGACCATCACGGGCCCGAGTGGCAAGCCGCGCCAGGTCGACATCACCAACACTCTCACCGAAGAGCAGACCCTGTTTTTTGAAGACGAGATCGCGGAGAACTACAGTGAAAATCCTGCGCTTTGAACGAAGTGCCGAGGCGGTGGCCTGGGCCAAGAAGATCATCGGCATCGAAGGCATGACAGGTGACGTCACGGCTGTGAGCCTGCTGGACGACGCAGGTGAATTCCTGGCCGTCACGGTGTTTTCTGCGTACACAGGGACCAACATTGACATGCACATCGCAGCACGGCCCAAGAGCCACTGGCTGTCACGTAGTTTTTTCAATGCGTCGTTTGAGTTGCCGTTCCTGGTGCTTGAAGTACCACGGGTCACGGGCCTCATTCGTGCAGAGAACTTAGACGCCCAGCGCTTTGTATCGCGCCTGGGCTTTCAGTATGAAGGGCGCATGCGCAAGGCTTTTCCTGATGGTGGAGACTTGATGCTGTATGGGCTGCTTCGTGAAGAATACTTAAAACATCCATGGAGTAAAAATGAAACTACAAGAGGAACTGCGCTCAGTCAAGGAGGTATTCCCGGCGATAGACCACCTGCTTGAAGCGGCCGCGCAGCGTATTGAAGACCAACGACTCTGGCGTACCGCCTGGTTAAATGCAGAAAAAGAAGTTGAGTTGTTGACATGTGAACTAGATGTGCTACGATCGAGGCTCAGAAACAGAAAGGAGAAAGAGTGCAATGACTAAAAAACCTTTGACCCGAGAGCAGAAGGTGTACAAGGAACTTGCTGCAACAGGCAAGTACTTCAACACTGGCAAGGTACTCATCGGATTGACTTACCAGCGCAAGCCGCCTGAGATGACGCGAAGTGAAGAATTCATTCAAGGCGTCTTGTTGGGCCGGTATCGCCGCCTGGTCAGTGACAGGACCATGGTGTACCTCACGGTCATTATGGTGGTGTGTGCAAGTCTTTTTGTGTCCTGCCGCGCATGAAAAAACGCAGCAAGTACCGCCCCCGGACTGTGCTCCAGAATCCACTGGAGTTTGTGCTGTCAGGCATGCGACCTGTTCGCGACCTGCCAGGTATCTACCTCGATGTCCAATTGAAGAACCGCTCTGCCCTGGAACAAATCCGCAAGGGCGTGGCGCGTAAAGAAGACATTGACATGCTCATCGGTGCATTCAACATCACCGAAGCACTGGCCATCATGGGCAAAGGCCATGACTGGCTCGAAGAGATCAAGCAGGGGCAAGACGCGCTGCTTGAGTTGTCACGCAGGGGCGTGGCCAACAACATGAAGTTCATCATGACTGCCAAGCAGTGGGAGCTGCTCAAGCTGGTGATGGACCTGCATGAGGAGCAGCTGGCGAACGCCACTGTATATGACATCGAAAAGGCGCACGACTTTGTCCAGGCGGTCATCCGTCAGGGCAAGGCACGTGCAATCGTTCAAACTCAAAAGGACTCAACATCATGAACAAGTCAGACAAAATCCGCGCGTATTTTCGCAAGCATCCCGATGCTGAAGTGGCCAAGGTGGCCGCGAAGTTTGAGGCACCCAAGCCCATGACCTACAAGCTGCGCAAGCAGGTGCAGGAGGAAGACTCCCTGGTCACCGCGCCTGCTGCGTCTGGTCGCAAGGTTACCGTCAGTGCCTCGCAGTTGGCCATCGCCGGCAAGCTGGGTATCAAGCCTGAGAAGTTTATTGAAGAAGGTTTGAAGGCTGGCGTCCTACAGTACGACGACGAGCGTGACATGACGGGCGAAGACACCGACATCGACGGCACGCTGGACGAGCGCGCCCAGGACTACGGTAAGTTCAAGGACGGCGCTGCACTGATGCAAGCCATCAAGCGCACGCTCGCGGACCACGCCCGCATGCACAACAAGACATTCAGCGACGACCAGTGGGAAGCCCTGGAGATGATCGTTCACAAGATCGGCCGCATCGTCAACGGCAACCCCGACAAGGTCGACCACTGGGTGGACATCGCCGGCTACGCCAAGCTGGTCGCTGACCGCTTGCAGGGGAATGCACGATGAGTAACCTGCATGCACATGCCTTGATGGAGTTCAAGGCTGCTGGCTGGCTTGATGGGACGGGCGCGTATAGGGACGAAATGCAGGCCGCAATATGCGAGCATGTTTTGACCCTGCTGAAGGTGTTCGCCGACGAAGGCCACAGCGGTAGCACCGCGCCCTATGCGGTGAACATGTTTAAGAAGCTGGCCATGTTCGAGCCCCTGGTTCCGCTGACAGGCGAGGACTGGGAGTGGCACGAGGCCAGCGAAGGCGTCTTCCAAAACAAGCGCTGCAGCCGTGTGTTCAAGCAGGCCGACCGCTTCAACGGACAGGCCTACGACATCGACGGCCGTGTCTTTTACGAGTGGTACACCGACAAAGAGACCGGCGAAAAGTACAAGTCTCACTACACCAGTCGAGACAGCCTTGTGCCCGTCTCATTTCCATACACCCCATCGACAGAGTATGTCGAGCGTCCATCGGAGGCATCATGAGCGAACTCTTTCCAATCCTCGTCGCTGGCTGGGTCATCCTGGCCTGGTTCACGCACGTCATCACCTGCCTCAAGACTGCCTCCTGGGGCTTCTTGATCGCAGGGGCCGTGTTCTTCCCCGTCGGCTGCGTGCATGGCACCGGCATTTGGTTCGGGTGGTTCTGATGAAGTATCGAAATCTCCGAGTTCTTTTTGGTGATGGCGCGCGAGCTGACTATCTACAGGAAGTTCTGGAGCGGGCCCGCAAGGAAGCGCCTAAGGCTGTGGATAAAAACTATGGCACGCACCTCCTTGCAGGCATGTCTCGATACATTGGAGACAATGAGGCAATCACCAAGATTATCTTGGACAACCCCATTCGAGTTGGCCAGGACGGCAGCTCACGTCTCATGGTCATGTTCCTGGGATCAAACTTTGACGGGCACCAGAAAACCCCCATCTCTCCTGAGCACGTGTCATTGCGCGTGGATGTCCCATTGCATTACGCCTACGACAGAGAGCTGTTGAAGGAATACTCTGTCTACCACATCCGGTTCAAGGTCAGTTCGGAGGACAAGCGCTTCACAGAAGAATCCGTCAAGCCTTTGCACCATGGCTACATCGGCATCACCAAGCGCGACATCATGACGCGGCTCAGGGAACACGGCTACAAGGCCGAGACCAACACCGGCTCACTGCTGCACTCCGTGTGGCATCAACTGGTGGGCCAGGGCATCGCCATGCACCCGGTGATTCAGATCAGCGGCACTGCCGACTCCCTCGGCAAGGTCTACGAGATGGAAGAGGAGGCCGTGGCCAA